GTTGAACAGAATGGCGGTGACCAGCCGCCGATAAAGAACCTGAAACGGGGTTTCGGGCTCTTCCCATCGGTTCCGTGTGTCCTGGATATAATCCCAGTTCACCGTGAACTTTCGGGTTGTGCCAGGCAAGATCTTATCAACTTGTCTAAGGCTGATCGACCCATACCTGATGTAGCCGCCTAAGAAAGCATTAATCAAGCCTGCAGGGTTAAACCTGCGGTGCTTTGCTCCCTTAGGTACGCGTACCTTTCCATCTTCAATACGCAGCCGTCTACCTTTAGGCTCGAGAGATCTGTAATAGAATCTCCCGAACTTATTAGGCGGGCGACCACGTTGGTTGAAGTAGGATATAGGCACACGTATCCCAGAATCATCCGATTCGTGAAGTGGAACAAACAAACGGCGGGTCTTCGAAACCAAGTACGAGATCGTACGAGGCAGGAGGATCCCAGTCTGCGCGCTCCACTCATTTAGTCGGTTGATAGCTACATACCGTGCTGCATCTGTTTTAAGGGATTTAATGTAAACACCCCTAACATTAAAGCCCAGATAGTAATCTGAGCCACATGATTCACGGAAGAATCCATCTGAGAATGATTTCTCTGTATTAACCGTAAACCCAAGCAACTCCAGCAGTCGAACGACTTTATCATACAGACCGGTAGGTCCGATGATGTCGTCGCCAAACACGCCGAAGTTGGGAAGGGTCCCTTTCGTACGATCGGTACGCCGCATAGGCGTGTTGTCCGTACGGAAGGCGGCATCTACAGCGCAGCAAAACAGGGCTGTTTGCAGGGGGAACGTGAAACCGTTCCCCATGCTACTGACCATGTGAAGCACTATCTCTTCCCCGTCAGGGGTCGTGGTAACTGGAGACCGGAGCCCCTCTAGCATAGAAACAACATGCGGAGGGACGAAGCGTTCCAGCATATTCAGTGAAATTGAGTCGCTAGCCATCGACAAGTCGATGGTAAAGCAGCTCTGATCCACTGAGCCACGACGAGCTAGTGCGGCGTTGATGTCTGGTTGGTCGGATAAGTCAATCGAGTAACGCCTTTTCAGGCGATCTTCAATGAGCTTTCCGTAGCCTAGCTGAGCGAACATGTTCAGCGAAGGCTCCGTGCAGATTGAACGCGCTACTGCGTTGTTCTTGGGCACAAAAGAGAGCTTACTACCTTCCACTATGTCCACTTCACCGTATACGCACGCCCGGATTATCTCCGAAGCGCGCCAATATGGGATGGTTGAAACATAGCTGCTATACGCTCTGTAGATACCAGGCGAAGTGCAGGTGAGCAGGGAGTCGGAGGATTTCGTGTAGAAGTCCTCCCCCCGCGCACCAATACTGGCACCCGGACCGAAGCGTCCATGTTGAAAGACGCTTATTAAATCGGAACGAAAGCTATCATCGTCGAAGAACTGCCAAACCGCTTCAGAGAAGTGGCCGAGCAAGTACTCGTCGAGTAGGCTCTCGCAGCGATACGACCACTCCGAGCAGCGAATGTTCGCTAGCTTGAAGGCGTCGAGCGCTGCAGCTGAGGTAGCCTTGAGATCGATGTCATCTTGAAATTTCTTCAGGAGACTCTTCTTCAAAGCGTCAGCAGCAACACTCTGCTCAGTACGGCTTAGAGCCGCTGAGTCGAGGTCGACAGAAAGGTAGTCATAAAGAGCAGAGGACGATATAGTCATACCTAAATCCTTATTGAACGAGTGTTTTAACTAGGAACCCCAGTAGTTCGGGGTTCTGCCTAAGTAACTCATTGCACAGGGCACCTGCAAGAAATGGCGTAAGCCACTTCTTACATAACGCCCGACACAACGGAGTCACCGATGCCAGAGGAGGTCTGAGTAAGAGCTCCAATGTGCGCCGAAAGGCATGACCGAACCGAGGTCGGATCAGCAACATCAGCACCCGCCGGAACCATTGCATAGGTTTCGACGAGCATGACGCGCGGACTCTGCCCAGCGAGAGGGATAACACCCTTACGCGTGCGGTTCAGCACCCACTTGTTCATTGGGACGTTTGACAACACCCCCGTCGTCGGATTCACGACGCCCTGCAGACGAAAGTTCGCAGGGCGCTCGCAAGTCAGAGTGAACGGGCTGGCCACCGAACTCGCAGTAACGCCAGTTTGTGTACCGCCCAAAGCGGTGACAGCAAACTGGCGCGAATTGATGTTCGGAGCAACATCGGCCGTGATGGTGAAGGTAGGACTTGTAAGTCCAGTTTGGGCTGCCCCAGTAATTGGGGACGTCAGGTTGATAGCCATTTTGTATTCCTATTTAGGAAAATCGGTTATTGATACGCTTTCTTGACGAGAACATCTGAGTCGCTAGAGCGGACATATTGATCCACTTCAGGCCTGCCCCTGGAACTTGAAACTCCAGAGAAGGGATGATGGAGCCGGTATACGGCTCCCTAGCAACAAAGACCTTTTCCTGTCGCAAATGCGGGTGCACTACGTTCTGAACGCGATACCGCCAGGGATTGTGGACCCAGAGACTCATAGACGTTGGGATATGATCTATCCTAATACGTTTCCGAGTCGTCTTTGTTGTCCACCGTCTATTGACAGTACATGCAGACAGAGACGTGATTATATCACCAATATTGGTGAAGTAATCTACTACGAATGACCATGGGAGCAGATTCCAAGCTGTCGGCATCCAATCGACCGGGTGAAGACCCAGTTGTTTCGGAATGCCAATCAGTTCTGGACCAAGTCTGATACAAGTCTTATACTGAACCTCCGCGATGGAGGTGGTATAGTACTGCCCATTGAAGAACGGTTGAGTACCACCAGCGTTAGAGGATCCAACGCTTAGAGCAGTTTCATCCGCACCTCGGGCTGTTAGAACAACATCCTGATAGGGAAGGAACCGGATCTTCTTAACGGCATTAACTGCTTCGCTAATGTCATTAAAAAGGGGCTTCCAACCAAAGGAGTATTCCAGCCAAGTATCTGCGATGATATCGTCCGCGGAACGTCGGCTCCGAACCTTCTTTGTGTGCTTCACGGAAGCATTAAGAAAGTCCGAAATCCCACGCCGTAAGGATACACCGGGGTTTCGTAGCATCTGAATAGTCCGACGAAGCTCGCCGAGAAACGTGCCGCCTTGGAAGGCGGTCGTCTGCTCGTAGATCTTCGCGGAAAGCTCAGAGAGTGCTAGGTTGTTTGCTCGGGAGAGACTAATGGAACTGACATCACCATCAGATATACTGCGTTTATTAAAACAGACGCGGTGATTCCGATAGATGAACGTCAGCGCCGGTACGCTAGCCAGAGGTGAAACGAGAAGCTGGTCTATGTTGCCATGCTGAACACGAAACGATTCGGTACTGCCGGTAAAGGCAGTCGAAGCGTTTACAACTTGTTCAACTTGGGAACGCCAGGCCGGATTAGTTACCCCTGAATACGTCTCAACAGTAGTAATCAAACTCTGTTGGGAACTAGATTCAGCGGTACTACCGTTCTTACGCAGTGTCTTAAGATCGTCTACGACGTCTATCGATACTGTTCTCGTTCTACTTAGCGGTTGCATACCGGTCTCCTATGTTCTCCGAACGAGGG